ACCATCCTCTTTTGAATAAAAGTAGTTGTATTCTCCATCTTCAAAGGATTGGGCAATCTGCTCTCTCTCCATTTCTTTGGCTTTTTTAAATACATCTTTTTGATTAAAGCTATAAGGGTCAAAGCCTTCAAAACTTTCCATTTCATATAAAAACTTATATAAAATATCTACTGCTGTTTGTTTCATTGTTCTTGTTGTTTAGTTAATCTAATGTCTCATCTATGTAGTGGTTGTCCACCTCATCTAACTGATTGTCTCCGAAGAAAGTGTCGTACACATCTATCGCCTTCTCTACCTTTCTCTCACCACCCAACAAGAAGTTCTCTGTTGGTCTGAAGATACCCAACTGCCCGGTCAGCTTGTCAATCACAAAGAAGATTAACGGCTTACCGAATAGCTGTTGGTAGATGTAGGCTTGGCTGTCGTAGTTATACGCCTTCGCTGAGTACTTGAACTTGTGTATGTCGCTCGTTGTCTTTAGGTCAATGATGACCTCGTCTGTAATGATGTCAGCCTTTCCCTTCCACATACGCCCCTTAATCTCACCGATTGCAGGTTGCTCGTACACATTTCCATCCTTGTATATCTCGTCAAAGAAGTAGATGTTCTGCTTCATGATTGATGCCAATCGCTCCATCTCCTCCTTCTCGCTCTGTAGCATACAGAATGGGATGTCGTTCTCTGCGCAGTAGTCCTTGTACAGCTTCGTGTTACGCGTAGATGCCTCAACGAAGTGTGCAACAGTTGCCTTGTCAGGCTCAATCAATAGCTGATGAAAGTATCTGCCCTCTGCAAAGTTCTTGTTGTCCTCTCTCTTTACCCCGTACTCCCTTGGATTACGTAGTAAAACGCCTATGTCCGAGTTGGAGAGGTACTTCTTTCCCTCTCCATTGTAGTACTCAGAGTCATTGCGTAGTAGGTCAATTACGCTATCCATTACTTGAACATATTTTGAATCATCTTACGTGATAAAGCTGACAGCAGGTACTTACGTCCTATCTGCTTAACTATCTTGTCCTCACCAAGAGCCTTGTTTGCGTTGATGTACTCCTCAATCTTAGTGAACTCAGGTGTGTTTGGTTTGAGGATTGGCAACTGATCGTCCTCCCCCTCTTTCTTCTCACTATCAACCTTCTTCTTTGCCACGTTAGGCTTAGCCGTTGTCATCTCAGGCATATCCTCACCCGTCCATAGCTGAAGTCCTAAGCCATGCATCGCGATTGCCTTAGCAGTCGAACGCTGAATAGCCTTGTTCACGTCCATAGACGTTAGCTTGTCTAGTCTGATTGACTGATTACGGAAGTCCATGATTGGTAGGTAGTCAATGTTCTCCATGCCATCTACCTCAACACCTACCTTCACGTATGCTGTGTTGCCGTCTGTAAAGTAGTTGAGGTTCGTGTCAGGATTCTCATAGATGTGGCGTTTAGCCTTTGGGTAATGCATCTTTAGTATCTCCCATGCGTATGACCATGACATATACTTTACGTTACCCTTCGTCTCGATTTTTTTACTAATGTCTACAGACGACAAGACATCAAAAACTGATTTTTGCTTTTCCATTGTATTTGATTTGATTTGTTATATACTCCTGTTAATTGTGTTGATGATGGACGCGATGTCCTTGTCCTCGTTCATGCGTAGTTGCATCTGCTTAACGCCATGAATGATTGTAGTGTGAGAGACATCAACGCCTCTCTCCTTCAAGTACTCCTGAATAGTGGCGTACCTCATGTCCCTGAGCGCACATAGGAAGTATAGCAGTTGCCTTGAATCTACTATGCTACGCTTTTTTGTATGTGCAAACATCTCATCCTCAGTTATATCGAATAACTTGGCGATGGACTTGATGAAGTGATTAAAGATTTGTTTTTTCATTTGATTTATCCACAAATATAGTTAATAAGATTGTATTTCAGCCTATTGTTCAAACTTTTTTTTGACGTGCAATAGGTCATTTAGCTTTACATAAACGAATCCTTCGTGGACTATTCTCTTGCAGTCCATTAAGTTATATTCACCTTGCTCTGATATGCTCATTCCTAGCGGATAGGATGTTATGCCTTTTCCTCTAAGCAATGATGCTTCTATGCCTCTGCTTGAAATCATATTGATAAGCTCTTAACGTGGTTAATGCAGAATTCCAACAAGGCTTCCTGCTCTATCAGCTTTCCCCTGAAATTGAAAATATCGCGTCGAACTTCGGGAGCAAGCTCGGCGGCTTCTGTTTCAGTTCCGCCGGTATTGGTGGCTTCTCCGCATTGACGTGGCTTTTGTCGAAGCACAACGATCCGCAACTGCTTAACAGCATTGTCATAGTCAGCAGCAATAGCTTCATTTTCATTCAGTTTATGCTCCAAATCGGTTTTGTATCTGTCTCGGTCATGCTCAATTGAGCGAATCACGGCAACATAATGCTCACTGGCCAATTGCGTTTCTTTCAAGTGATCCTCAACAATAGCCTTCTCACGCTCTACCATTTGCGTCTCAAGCTCAGCGTACTTCGCAGCCTGCCATTTCCACCCTAAAGTAAAACCTGCGCTCATAAGCACAGCGGCTACGCATAGTGATAAGATTGCTTTGATGTTCATGCCCATAGGTCGATAACCTTTGCAGCGAATAGCACAAAGAAAACGATTGGCAATGCGTAGATGATTATCACTATTGCCATCAGCTTTTTCATGCCCCTAGCCTACCTTGAATGATGCGCTCAATTTGATAAATAGCGCGTGTTCCCATGTGACCACAAACACCAACAGCCACGGCCGTTAAAAGTGGAGACATTCCAGAGGCTTCACATAGGTAAAAAGTGATTACCCCTGCAAATCCACTTGTTACAATTTCACCAACAAATTCCATTATATTGTTCGGCCTTGATTCACCTGATTTGATCTTTCTTATAAAGCTCACTATACCGCCCCATGTAGCCAATAAAACAACCCATCCATAAGTCATAAGAGTGTAAGTTGTTGGGTCTTTTTCCGGCATTGCCATTCCTTATTCTTCTTTTTTACTGATCTCACCCAATACAGCTATGGGCGCGCTTGATAAAGTATAACCCAACGGGCAGCGAAATGTAGTGATTCGCTCAATTGGAAACCATGATTCACAAACCATGTCGCCCTGATTACCGCCTAGAACTCGTACAGCTTTGCCATCTTGAGTGATTCCGGTAACGAGCCCTACATGGCCGCCACCTTTGCGCGTAATAACTGCAATTGCGCCTAGCATTACACCAACAGGGTAGCCATATTCAGCCCATGAAAGCGCCCTGAAAGCGTTCTTAGGAATAGAAAGCCCTTTCTCTTTGAACCATGCGCCCAATATACCGGCACACCAGGCGTGTTCGTCAGTATTCAGCCACGGATGCCCGATTATTGAGAATGCCTGAATTATCCGCGCAGCATGTGACGGCCCTTTTATCTCTCTTAGGCCAATGTCTTTGCGTGCGTGGATAAGGTAATCAGGCTGCATCTTTCATGGCCTTCTGTGGCAATACGCGAACAATGGCGACAAATAACAAAGCGCCCATCTGCCAACCTTGCGGAAGAGTAACAAGGCTAGGAAGCATTTGCTCAACAACGGCAGCCATTGAAAACAGGATTGCCGACCAGAAAGACCAAGATTTATACCACTTGTTTGCAAGCTTCATTTAATAACCCTCAAGATATGCGTTATATCCTGCATCAATTGAAGTTGGAGTAAGCAATACAGCGCGCAATCCATCGCATTCAAAGCGATATGTTGAGGCATTACTAGACACAGCAAAAGTTATTGCAGCTCCAAAACTATCTACTAACGGCTCGTAGGTTGTGCCTGTTGTCAATACTGTAATCGCTACAGTTCCAGTCGTAGCAGCCCCTTTTGACAGCTTCAATTCCCAACGCGATGGTGTTTCTTTTTCAACGGTGAAAGTTGGGATTGTAAAAGTGTTAGATACTGCACTATCTGCTTGCAGCTTGCCAGTTTTTGCTTCGTAGAATTTGCGCATATTATCTTCCGCCTATTTTATATCTGATAAATATTTCTGTTTTATGGTATTCGTTTGTATCGTTAAACGGCCAACCTGTTGACCATTGGCTATCATGTTTCAGGCCAAAAGATACATGGCGGCCATATTCAAAACCTGCTTCCAGCAATGCCGTATCTTCACCACCGAAATTAACGTCTAGCTTTTCACCGTTATATTCCACGTATGTTGGCTCATGAATTTTGTATCCTACGCCTACAGAGGCATAAGGATATAATTCAGCAGCAAACGCATTGCATGATAAAAGTAATAAGCAAGTTGTAACTTTAATGTTCATTATGAAGTCCTTGTTCCATATCTAAATACTGGATATACGTTCCATTTTGAATCAGCAATAATGGTCATTGCCCTGGTTGTCTTGTGAGGTATCTCAATTCCTGCAGAACCTATAATAAAATCAATGTTGGCAGCTATACCAGTTCCCATTGATGCCCATCCAGTATTTGCAGAAGTTCCTGCCCCAGATGATGGAATAACTATAAAATCACCTACTGAATAACCGGCATCGGCAGAACTACATACTAGAGTATAGTTTTCTAAAGCGTAATAAGCTGCTGCAAGTGTAGTTACAAATGTTAGAGTTGTGCTCTTAACATAAGCTTGCGCTGCAGGTTGTTCTAAAAGATTCAACGATATGCAAGGATTCAATAATTCGAAAGCTGATATAGAAGAGCGATAGCAAAGTATTGCAGGGTATCCGGCGCGAATATCTCCAATAATCAAATTACTCGAAGCCGCTGAAGTACGTTTGATATTAACAGCAGCAAGGCCATTAATTGCTATCGTTACAACTGCAGATGTAGTTGTTGATGCAGGCGTCAATACAATTGTATAACCGTCTACATAGCTTGCTATGGATACAGGCGAAGAATTACAGGTTATAGCGTTTGCAGTACCGGCAACAGTTGAAGATTTATAATAAATATTTGCTTCTAGCGATGTTTCTAAAGCCTGGAATGCTTGCTTTGCATTTGAAGAGCTTGGTATTGTCTGCCCTGTAAATCCTGTGCCATAATCCACAGAACCAGAAGACAAGCCAGTCAGCATTTGCAAGTTTGCTATATTCGTTTGCTCTGAATCGTTTTCGTTTTCCAGTTCTTGCAAAGCTGCATTAACGTCTGTAGCTGAAAGCCCTGTGACAGAAGCGGAAATATCGGCAGCGCTTACGCTGCCAACCTGAACCACTACGAATTTTGCATCATCACTACCAACCCATGTACCTGAAGTTGTGAATGGGAGAGAAGAAACAACAGGCGCATATACAATGCCTAGACGCTCAACCGTCTTTGTGCCTTCAAGAGCGCCAAAAGATATTGCACCGGCATAGGCAATAGGTGGAATGTAACCCAATAGCTTTAACTGTCCTTGCACTGTGTTAAGAGTATCGCCGTCTCGGTTTGTAGTTGTATCTGCCGCATAACCAACCATGGCGATTTGCGCAAGTGTTTGGGCATCTAGTGCAGCATTTTGTAATTGTAATACTGTAACTTCACCGGCCATCAGCTAAAACCCTCATCAAATCCGCTATCGAATGCGCTCAATAATTCTGTATCATTCGCGTAATAACTATCAGTATAATTCACACACTGCAATTGTACAGTATGTTGGTTGCTTACGTCTATGGAACGTGCTATGTACATTTGCGCGTCATGCTTTGCCTCATTGCCAAAGCTGAATTCTGTGCGTCTTTGGTAATCAATACCTGTTCTAATTGCTTCAGTCGGCAATGTAGCAAGCACAACCTGATTAGCAGCAGTTCCGGCCGTGCAAGAAATGGCCTGTATATCGCCATTGTCCTTTTTCAGAATAATTGAATGCGTGTCTAATGGTACAAAAGACACGTTTTGGCTAAGTGTCAGAGTATACCCGTCAACTGATACGGCTATTACTTCGCCGTCTGTCGTGTTTGTTCTTGTTCCCTTAACAACACTTATAACATCGCCTGGTTTAATATCTCGCCCGTCTGCCGTAACTTCCACATCGAGAACAATCTTCTCATTTAGTATCTTGTTGTATTCGCGGTATGCTCTTTTATAGGCTTGATCGTAGTTTCTAAACCCTGCCATCTCGAACTTTTTAGGAGCTACAGCAGTACGGTCAGCAGGAAGATAGATAACCTCTTGTGTGTTTGTTACCGGGTCAATCCATTTAAACTCTACACCATCAGGCAATTGGCTATAGTTCAGATTCCGGCTGTACGTTTCAGTATTCGGAATTTTAGAACGGTGCGTAAATAATCGAGCAGGAATAGTCACAGGCTTTTCAAAGTGAGCCTTAACTGTACTGCCATCACGATAAGCAACGCAGTTTATGGCATTGAAAAGCATAAATGTATATTCTTGAAAAGTTATATCCGTGCTGTCTAAAGTGAAATTGAATTCACCGTGCGCAGTGCTTCCA